CCCCCTCGGTAATCGATTTTATTCAATACATTTCTTAGAATCTCAGGAGTGATATCTTTTGATACCTTCTGTTTTGCTAGGAAACTGCATAGGATAGAAGAGACTCGTTTTACTTTTTGATCTCCCCTCCTTTGAAAAGAGGGTTTATCTAAAGGGCTTGGTCGAGTCAACAACTCTGTGTAGACGAAATTTGGATCGGTAGCCTTATAAAGGTCACCATCATCCGCTTCTTCATCTACGTAAACAGTGTTGTACACCGTCATAATTTCATTCATCTCGGACAATTCGTCTAAGAAGTATTTAGTTACGATCGGTGAATACTCTGACCGTCTGTCAGGGTCGTTCTTATGTTCTTCTTCACTCATTAAGAGTGTAGCATAGAATATAATCTTACCTCCCAACAACTCCGCAAGGTGTTGTTCATATTTATTCTGAAAAGAATGAATATGAGTCCAGAAAATGTCGGTTACCTCCGAAAGGAGGGCCAGATCTTTTTCCATGCTCTTGTTGAGCGGACTGGTGAGATAGAGAAGCGCAGGTAACATTTTTACATCCTTCATCTTTTTAAGATATGGTGTAATCCATGTTATCCTACGTAGACCCCCTGGGCAATCGAAACCTTCTGAATCTGAGCTATGGCATTCCTGAAATGGAATGTCGTAGTAGCCGAGACTAGAAAGGGTCCGATCTAGAGATACCAGGTCATTTAGACCATTGGTACCTAGACAGATCTGATGCGGTGTTATAGGCGTTATTTCAAACCCTCTAACAAAGAGGCGCTTTGCAATTTCTGCAGAAGGAACCCCTTTCTTACTTGGGACACAGGATTTCTCGAAAGAGATTTCCATTCCTAGGTTTGAAAGAATTCTTCTATAATCCGCAGCCACTTGTTCACCGGACACTGCCATATCATCACCAATAACGCAATATTTACGATTTTCGGATTTTACACCGTTAATTATAAATGCATATTGTATGATGACGTGGTGCGTTAATGCCATGGAAGCCCATGAGCTTAAAAAGCCCATAGGTTGACCAACGGAATAACGTATCAGCTCATCCCTACAAAGGATATCTCTATCCTTTAATAGTGATGACCATATTTTGGTAATTTCTTCTCCAAGAATTGGTTTTAAAACCTCTTCTTGAAGTTGAATAGGCATTCTATCTGTTGCGGCCTTTAGGTCGTAACACCAGAATTCCTCTTCCTTTGTCCAGTTTCGAAGCTTGGTAGCGACGTTACTGTGCGAGGAAGTACCATCCTCAGGTATCTCACGTAAGCCTTTCATGATAAAATCATGAATAGGTTTTAGAGCCATCTGAGTCCAAATATCTCCTATGCAAACAATCCTAGTCTTTCCTCCTCCTTCAGAAATGAAGTGGAGTCTAGACGATGGCTTTGTATGTTTAAGATTTGCTTGGAATAAGGAGTACCTTGAAGAAGATATTATTTCTTCAATTGTTTCTCTTTGTTTCTTGGTTAAAACCAAGTCATAAAGTTTCTCAATTGAGGGAAACAATCCTTCTTCAATGACTGCCGAAAGGTCCAGTAAACTCGTTTCTCCCATCGCTTTGGGGCCATTGGCACCAGCTTTGGTTGTAACGAACAATGGGGAACGTTCAACGGGTTCAAACCTCTTAAACTTCAATTCTTTTAGAATTTGAGGTATATAGGGTTTGATCTCGTTGATTGTTTCCGACAACTTTTGGGACTTACATGGAGTGACTATGGTAGAAATATCATAGTCAACTTCATGCCTTACTAGCTTGTAAACTGACAGAGATGTCAGAACTAGTCTAGCATATAAATAGTTAGATCTTAAAGATCTAGTTTGTTTATCTGTAAGTCTTAGGAATCTTGGAATACCACGTTTGTTGGTTGAGATCCAAATGGGTCCAGCCTGTCTTTCGACATCTTGATACATTATGTACCGAGAAACTAAACGATAGTATTCTTTGAATATTTTCACCGTAATAGGAAGTCCATGAGCCTTTTCAAGCTTGTGGAATCTTTCAATTATGGTGTCCATAAGTTGGTTCTCTTGTTTTCCATTACAGAATAAAATAGAAATATTTTGTCTGAAGTGATTAAATTTATGAGACATTTGATTTAAGTTTTTCATATGTAAGTTTTTAATTTATGTGTGAGTTACTTATAACAGATTCGGTTCCCCTTTGTAAAAGGTTCTACGTCTCCCTAATCATCCTTCAGGAGTGATCGGTTGAATTAGTGTGCGAAGGCACACTAACCCCAA